GTTCCGGGAGGGGAGGGGGAGCAGGACGGGCACCAAAGGCAGCACGAGTAGCACCACCCATAATGCCGCCACCGACTGCACCACCAACCGCCGACTGCAAATACTCACGGTTAGCTTCTTCTCCAGTAACGGGCAGGCCTGCTTGTAGTCTCTCGATAGCAGATTGACCGACTTCGACCGCAGCTTCAGAGGGGGCACCAACCGCAGTACCTCTAATGAAACGTTGACCTAGGGTGCCAGCAGCCTCTTGAACGGGTTTGCGAAGGAGACGGGCAGTACCAAGGGTAGCGACGTCAGCAGCAGATTCGAGGGCAGCTTGGGGAACAGCGGCAACAAAAGCTGTGCCGGGACTTGGAATTGATTCGACTTGACGGGGAGTTACGCCACGAGCTTTAGCTTCTTCTTCGACTTGGCGTTCAATGTTGGAACCCGCCATGAAGGGAAGAGCCGCCGCAGCACCGCCCAATAGACCGCCAATGATTCTACCACGCGCTCCACCCGCAGCACCACGACGAGCACCAGCCAAAGCCCCGCCGATAGCAGCAGCAGATTGGGGAGCAGAGCCAGCAACGATTTCGGTAGCACCACGGATAGCTTCGGAAGGACCTTGGGCCTCCATGATATCGGTGCGGAGTTGTGAGGGGAAAGCCTGTTCAGCTTCTGCGGCATTGCGAAGACGTCCCTCACGACCAAATTGACGAAGGCTTTCTAGGTTGGTGATTTGGCCTAAGCCTTCGGCTGCACCATAGAGAGCCCCTTGTGCCTGATCGATAGCGCTGGCAAGACCGGCTGTAGCAGACCGACCAACGCCTACACGGGACTCACGCCACTTTTGGAATTCGTCGGGGAACTCAGCTTGGAAGTATTGGCGAGCCCGTGCTTTAACTTCTGCTTCCCTGTTTTCGGGTGCCTCCATCTCGACGATGACACCATTGGGAAGCGGAACTTGGTATAGAGGCATTAGTCAATCCCAGAAGAAATACGACGGACATCTGAGCGAGGTTGTTGTTGAGCACCTTCCACTGGCGTGAGGCCACCTTGTGCTAAAGCTCTGGTTACAATTTCTTCGGTGCGTTGATCGACATTGAGGTTAGGATCGGTTTGAGCTTCACGTTGAGCCTGAGCACGAGACCGTATATAAAGGGCAGTTAGTTGTTGGGCAGACATTTGACCACGGTTGTCGAGGCGGGCACGGTTGTAGTTGTAGGCTGCCATTGATTCTGCTTGACGAGCCTGGGCCAACCGCAAAATGTTTTGAGGGTTATTGGGGTCACGGTCAAACAGTTCTTTGGCTTCTGCTAGACGCTGTTGTGCCCGACGATAATCAGCTTCTTCTGCTTGGCGGAGAGCGGTGGCACGAGTCTCTTGATCTTTGCGACGTGAATCTTCAAGGGCTTTGGAGCCAGCGGCTAGACCTGTGAAGAAGTCAGTGGGTCCAGCGCCTGCGACACCAGCACCAAAGATACGGAGACGCCGTTGCCAATCCTCTGTTTGCTCTGGCATGATTTCACGCATAACCTGTTGCCGCAAACGATCCAGCATCGAAGTGTCAGGAGCAGGCGGAAGACCAGGGGGAGGTGTAGGCGGACGTACGTTAGAGGCGCCCTGTGTAGTTACCGGGATATTACCTCTTTCCGTTGGGGCAGGTGTTTCTGCGGCGGGAGGACCTGGAGGCATTGGCGGCAACGGCAGCGGAGGCTCAGGCATAGGAACTTCTGGAGCACCGCTCATGGGAATACCGAAACCACCTGGATCAGGCATCAGCAAATTCGGATCGTTCATTGCCATCTAAGAAGTTCCTTAGTTGCTAGAGCCAGAAGTGCTTGAAGTATTTTGTTGGCCACCGCCCAAAACAGATTGAAGACCGCTTTGAAGGGCGCTTTGGATTGGGGAGGTGATGGCGGTAGGAAGGTTGCCGATGATTTGGCTGCCAGCAGAGAGGATGCGGGAGAGGGGGCTGCCGGAAGGTGCGACGCTGGTTTGCGTTTGTGAAGTACCGAGAACGCGAGGATCGAGACCCAGGGTTTTTTGGAGGGCGGTAATGCCTCGCAGCGGGAAGTCACGTTCTTCTTCGTACTGTTGGCGGAGCACGTCGAGGTTGGCTTGTTCGCGTGCCTGTTGGAGACCGCCTGTAGCAAGAAGCGGATTGACCATACTGCCGAAGGCCCCTTGAGTTTGCGTGAGACCCGTGCCAAGTTGGGACTGCATGCCTGCGTAGAGTGCCGGGATGTTGGCTTGGTCTTTGCGGAACTGTTCGAGGGCTTGGTTGTAGGCGGCTGCACGTTGCTGGGCTGAAACATCGGCGATGTTACGTTGAGTGCCCCGTTCCAGTTCGGCTTCGGCAATGGCTTGACGTGACCCTCCAAAGGAGCCGGTGCGCGCAGATTGCTGACCTAGGCGTAGCCGTTCTTTAGCAGCCCGTTCTTCAATGTCCCGGATAGCGGGGTCGAGAACTGCCTGGGTGTACGGTGACATGTAACCGGAAAGATCGGTCTGAGGCAGGGTAGTAGCAACACCTCGGGTAGCGGCGATGGCCTGTTGGGCAAGCTCTGGGGTAAGACCGCTTAGACCGCCTGCTTGAGTAGCCAAACCTCGGGTAGCTTCGAAGGCGCGTTGCTGATCTGGTGTGAACTCGGCGACCCGTGGAATGACATTGCCTTGAGCATCGACGTAAGGTTGGAAGGGCTCAGCAGCAAAGCTTCGGGTACGAGAAAGCAGTTCTCCGACAGCGGCACCGGCAGGACCAGAAGGAGCTTGCGTTGTCGTTTGTGTTGCGGTGCGGGTACCTGTGCTCAGGCCCAGCAAATCTTCAAACCAACCCATTAGCGCATAACCCTTTCAAGAATTTTTCCAGTCGGCAGTGGCCCCGCTTGTTTGGTTGTGCCGGTCTTTGTTTGACGAACTTGCCGTACCATATCGTAAAGACGCTTGGCACCAGCATTGGAGGAACCGTCACCCATCATGGAAACCACGTCGGCGGGGATGACGAATTCACCATCAGAGAGGGCCGCAGCGCGTTTGCCATCAATGGAAGTCGGGATCAAATCGTCTAGACCGCCACCCGGACCTCGAGCAATTTTGCCGCCGCCTAGCAGAGGAATGACGCCGCCCTGGGCATACTGCTCAATATCAGGCAAAACACCCTGACCCATAACATTGTAATCATAATACGCTACTTCATCAGGAATGTCAACCAATCCACCCTCTTGAAATTGTACGAGACCGCCCTGCGCCAAGTTCTCAAAGAAGTCGCCGATGCCACTAAAGATGTCACCGATGTTTTCGCCAGCCCAATTTAGGAAGTTGTCGATAGGGCCCGAAACCCAGGAGATAGCATCTTGAATAAAACTGTCGTAGCCAAGGGCTTCTGCGAGGACGGCATCAAGGGCAAAGGCGGCAGCAATAAAAGGACCGGCGCCAGGAATACCAAGCGAAGCTAGAGCATAAGCACCTGCTTGAGTAATGGCTGCGGTTGCCAGGGTATCGGCTGCACTCTGAGCAAAATCGCCATAGTCGTCTGCCGAGAAAGCATCCATGAGCAAGCCGACAAAAGGTACACCACTGGAAAGGGCGCCGTCGAGCATGCCACTGAGGCCTTCGACACCCAGATACGTGCCTACTGCATCAGCAGCTTCTGAAGCGAAAGCCTTTCCAGCACTCGTAAACGACTGTAAACCCTCGAGAGCGCTTGCCACATCTGCCATAGTTCCGGTATCTAGGGCCGACATAATCTCAGAAGAGGCACTAACCGACTCTAGAAGGTCTTCAGCCATAGCGTCGTTGCCAGCAAACCTGGAGACGCCTATTATAGCTTGGGCTGCATCAGGAACAACGCCTGCGCTGTCAACGAGGTCTGCCGCTAGAACAGGATCATAACCAGCACGAGTAAGGGCTTCGATGGCGTTGTCTTTGCTGGCGAACCCTGCTGCCCTGAGAAACGATTCTGAAGTGGACGACAGGAGGGCAGCATTGGAAGCAGTTTTGTATATGTCGGAAACGCCTTCAACAGCGGTAGCCGTTTTAGAGATGGCGTTCAGAAGGCCGGGTGAACTTTCGGCAACCCTTGCAACAAAGTTGTCGCGGATTGTGGAAAGGGGAGGGGGACCAGCAATACCCGGTTGCCGCAATTGGGTTTTGAGTTCTTCGATGTATTCGTTGGTAGCGGCCTTGAGGGCGTTGTCTACCTGACCGTAACCAGCGGTACGACCTTCCGCAGCACCCACCCGCTTGTAATGATCTTCAGCAGATGTGAAGCGGCCTTCACGAATTGCAGCAGCGACGTCTGGGTAGGCTCGTAGATACTCTTGTTCAGGGGTACCGAATACATCCGAGCGCCCTTCAGTAAAGCCCTTGAGGAGGTAGTGTTCGTAAGGGTTGAGGCCGGTGCTGGCGACGTCAGGATTCTTCTCGAGGTAGTAGGCATTGGCATCCATAACGAAGTTATTGGGCTGATTGGCATCTCGACCATAGATCAGGAAGTGTGTAAAGGGATCGAGATTGGAAGCGGCTGCGTCTGGATTGCGAGCAACATAAGATTCGACAGCGAAATTCTTTTCGGCGTCGTTCAGCTTAGTGGTGGTGTTGCGAAGGTCTCTTAGCTCGTTATTGAGTTGAGTTTCTTTCTCGCGGAGTTGTTCGCCAACCGATGTCTTATAAGGATCAGTAATGGAATAGCCCGATATTTCGGAGCCTTCGCCGCCAGAAGTTACGTAATAACTGTTATCGATTTCTTGGTAGGCTTGATCTCGGAGAGCATTGATTTCGTTCTGGGTATTGGTAATGGTGGAAGTCTGGTTCTGGACATCCCTGTTGAGATCAGCGGTATAGCCTTCAAGACTACGGGTACGCATGAAAGCCCGGTCAGATTCAGAGGCCGCATTAAGAATATCTTGGCGAACCTGATCGACAGTCTTGCCGGATTCTAATTGTTTTGACCAGTAAATTAAACCGCCGTCATCAGCGTTGCGTCCGAAGTTCTCATTGTATATGGTGTCGAGAGTGGTTTTGTTTGAAGTCGGTACCTGAGACGCTTCGTAGTCTTCAATGTATTGGCCCAGGTTTTCATCTTGGAGAGCGCCGATGTCAGTACCCTGGGCACCGCTAACGATATCCCTGATAACTTGCTCACGGGTTTTGCCGGATTGAAGTTGGGATTCCCAGTAGTCACGGCCCTCAGTATCGGCGTCACGCTCAAACAAATCCTGATAGACTTTGTTGATGAACAATTCATCATCTGTCAGCCCGCCAGTTAAGGTATCGTTATCATTACCGCCGATAACAGTGTCATTTTGGTTACCACCAATGATGGTATCGTTGCCATCACTACCTTCAAGAGTATCGTCTATGACAATAGTATCATTGTTGTTACCACCGTCGACAGTGTCGTCTATGACAATAGAGTCGTTTTTATTGCCACCTTCAAGAGTATCATCTAAAACAATAGTATCGTTTTTATTACCACCAATGATGGTATCGACAGTGTTGCCTCCGTCTATGGTATCATTGCCAATGTCGGTATCGGTATCGGTATCGGTATCGGAGTCTGTGTCTTTATCGGAGTCTGTGTCTGTGTCTGTATCGGTGTCAACGACGACAGTTGAGCTAGGGGTAGTTGAGGTGTAGGTGAGGAACGGCATGAAGAGGTCACGCATTACTTGGCTAGTCTCGCTGTCAAATTCGGAGGAGACTGAGCTAGAAGAGGATGCCGTGGTTTCTGCGTAGACGGGGAGTTGGTAGCGCTGGGGTGACCAGAAGAGATGGCCTGCTGACTCGGTGCCATATTGGCTTGGAGTTACGTCTTGCTGGGGACCATAGTAGCCGCGAGTAAAGGTTATGTCAGTGAGGCCCGGTTGATAATTGGGCTTTACTTGGACGCCCGGAAACAGTTGGGCGATTTGGTCAAGGCCGCCTGTAAACTGATCGAAAGTGATGTTAGGGATAGCGCGGCTCAGGTAAGAAGCGAAGTCAGAGGTATCCGTGGCAGCAGGCTGCTCATCGGTCGGCAAGCTATCCAGACCTCCCATCGTGTTGACGGTATCTTCATCCGAGGTGGACTTGCCTTGGCCGTCCCACATTACGATTGGGTTGTTGAAAAAATTGTCTGACATAGGCGTTCCTTATCGGTATTATACCACGGAATAGATGGGAAATAAACCCTAGCGAACGTCAACGAAATTGCTGGATTGCAGCGCCAAGAGTAGTTTGCCGACGACGTTAGTGAGGACCGTGACTGATGGATTGGTCATGTCTAGGGTAGTTGGGGCGCTGACGGTACCCTGAATTAGGAATTGAGGACGGGTTCTGCGACCCAGATCGAAGAGGTCACTTTGTTCGAGGACCTTGATGAGGCGGTTCCAAGTAGCTTTGGAGGAGTCGTCCCATTCGGCTGGAGGGGCAGGCAGGTCTCTGGAGCTAATGCGGCGGGTCATCGTAGGCCATCCGGTTCAATTGCTAGACGGAACTGTCCCATGCGCCACGGCAAATCAGAGGAGGTAGAGGATTGGATTTGGAGGGCGAATTCGCGGCCACGCAAACGGGTAGATACTTTCTGGGTATTGCCTGTGATGGGGAAGGGACCCTTGGTAATGATGTCGCCACCCGGATATTTGCGAGCCTTCAAAGAGATTTGGAGGGTGCCCGAGTAGGGAGTGTTGTCTGAGAGGTTGCTGAAATCGGGGGCAAATTTGTTAGCAAACATTATGGAATTACCGTCTTGCTGATCGAAGAAAGCTCCTTCGAGGTTGGCAGCGAGGGTGGAAGTATCGGCTGTGTAACCGTATTCCTGGTAGTAGAGATGGGAAGGATCGGCGTTCATGGCTAGGGGATAGGGGAAACTGCCACCATCTTGCCAAACGTTGCGAGCCATGCTGCCAATAGTCCAATGTTTTTCGACGGTGTTGTAGATTACGTAGCGGTCGTTCTCGCCATTGGGGGAACTGGTGGAAGGGTAGAACCAAATGATCTCGTCGAAGGTGGAGTTGACGCCCACGTAGATTTTGTCTAGATTGTTTTCGTCTAGATTGTCGTAGATGTAACGGAGGACGGTGCAAGGCAGCGGAGTAACTCGACCATTGTACATGTAGAATTGGCCGTTGTTTGACATCCAGTAGAGGGTGCCACCATATTCGACTGCTGCGTTACGCGAGATAACCCCACAATGTTCGCCAGCCAATGTGAAGCCAAAGACGTCGTTGCCACCAATGTAGGCCTGGATGAAAAGATCATGGTCGGTTAGGATGGCAGTCTTGTCGTTGACTCGGTTGACGTCAAGGATTTCGGAACCACGGCTAGGCAGCGGATAGTCACCTGCATTGTTGGTGCCGGAGGGCGTCCAGTCTGTGTAGTCTTCTTGGGAGCACCACCGAATGAGCAGAGGATCGTAGGAGCCGCTGACATCGTGAGTGCCATAGAGGAGAACGTGACGGGCTTCAGAGGCGACGCGCACAACTTGATTGACGGAGGGTGCTGTCGTTACGATGGTCACGCGGTTGGTGATGCCTGCACTGGTGTTCCAATACATGAGAGGACCCTTGGAGGGAACTGCCATCATATCGGTGCCCCAAAGATCGGCGGACCATAAACGCAGAGGAGCAGGGAAGTTAGCGAGGGATTCATTCCAGCCGAAGTTGCCGCCCCATACACCAGTGCCCCAACCGCCTTGAAGTTGGGTGGAAGTGGTGCCTGCGTTGTAGCAGAGGCCGATGGTGATTGAACCGCCAGTTGCTGCCGAGGTTGCTGCCGCTGTAGTGCCTGTGCTGATGGCGAAACTGTTGGTGTCGATGACACTTACGGTAAAGGTGGCGGTAGTTGAGGCCGGGGAATTGATGAGGATGTTGCCGCCAATAGTTGTGCCCGCCGAAACAATTTCCACTATGGTACCATCTGTGAGACCGTGCCCAGAGACTGAGACGACAATGTCAGTAGAGCCTGCCGTAGTAGATAGGATGTCGGAGGAGGCAACCGTTGAAACGACGGGAGTAATGTTGTAGAATGTGGATAAGTCGCTGGAGAAGAGGCCGATGTTAGTGGCGATGAAGGCGGCGTTTTGGCCCAGACGATTGCGAAGGGTGTCGAGGTAGCGAGGAACCCCAAAGATTTTAGAGGCTTGGGAGGGATCGATGTTGTTTTGCCAACCACCCATAAGCTCGGGGCGACCAAATCGGAAACGGATTTTATCGGCTTCAGTCCAAAAACCAGTAGCGTCCAGCTTCGTCTTCTCTTTGAAAACGCCTACCGCAAATTGCAGTTCAGTAAGTTTTTGATCCTGTAAGGTGGCCGACATGGTTACTCTATGATGCGAATGTCAAGGGCGTTGATAACGCTAACAGCAGCAGACACCGCATTGACCTGAGCTTGCAAAACGGATACTGAGACGGCGATGTTGCTGACTTGCACGTTTAGAGCGGAGACAGAGGCTGAGACTGCTGCTACACGGGTTTCGAGGGCGGAGACTGTAGCGTTAAGAGAGCCTGCTAAACCGACGCAAGTAGCAGTTGTGCAAACGATTAGGTCGGTGCCTGAAGCGGGAAGGACAGTACCTGTGCCAGTAGCATTTTTGATGGTGATGTTGAAGGCACCCGAAGTCTGGCGGAATACTGCATAGGTCTTAGATTGGGCTGGCACTACAATGTTGACATTGTTAATGAGAGTCCCGTTCAAGACAAGGATGGCAGCACGAGCTTGATCGGTGGAGGCGTTAGCTTCGGTGAGGGAGACGTCTGCTGAGGAAAGCGTGAGAACCGTTTGGCCAGCAATGGCTGCTGCGATCAGGTCGAGGTTGTTGTTGGTCTTGGTGCCCCAGGTGGTAGCGTTTTCGCCGGTCGCCTGAAGCTCAAGTCTTAGAAGGGGGTCATAGGTAGAGGGCATTACTTGCGCTCCTGAAGGATGCGTGTGACTTTGTCGTCAATTCTATTTAGCACAACTGTGAGTTTATTTTCAAGCTCGCTGACTACCTCACGGGTTGCAAAGTCCTTGTTGACCTGGGCCACATGCCGAAAGTGATCGTCGTGGAGCTTGTCGATCTTTTGGTCCATTGCTTTTAGTTCCCTGTGAAGGTAGGCAGCCCACGCCAATGCAAGCGGCAACAATACATCTGAGAGGACTTTCCACATAGCTGCCAAATCCATAGCACTAACTCGGCGAACTCATAGAGGGGTTCCACTGAGTGGGCGTCACTATGATTTGGTTGCCGGATTCTGTTAAGAGGAAACCCCCAGCCTCGGTTGTGAGGTAGACAGTGAGGTCCTGTTGCGGGCGACCATCGGGAACTGGCAAAGATTCACGACGCGGCTTGGCAGAATAATTTTGTGGATGGTTTTTAAGGTCGAAGCGACCGTCAAAGCAGGTGTGGCAGACAACGAAGTTTGTGGTCTCTTTGCGGAGTTGCTTACGTTTGTAGTTGAATCCGCATCGGTCACAGACCGACCACATACTCATGACTGACATTAGGGTTGTCCGCTGATGGTGTTTTCAGGTGACCCATTGTAACGGTTGACCGAATCAGAACGGCGAGCCCGCGCATACTCAACATTGAGCACTGTCAACTCTTCGTCAGCTATGTTCTTCCAAATGGAGATTGCGTTGGCGTTCTTGGTCCAGGCGTTGGCGTACATCATGGCCGCTGCAAAGAAAGCTGAGTCCGCCCGTTCAGAGAAGTAGTTAGCGGGGGCTGCCGAGCTTAGGATGGTGACGCGGGGAATATACTCGATCAGGGCCGTCGTGTTGGAAGGCGGTGTCGGAGCTAAAAAGATACTTGCATTATCTTTGGGAGCGTAGTATTTTGTAGGAGCACATGAAGTGTAGTCTGGCCAATATGCGGTCAAAAATTCGTTGTTCTGTTCTAAGAGGGTCGACCAGCCGTTAGTGGCACAGACTTGGATGGACTTGAGGACGAGTAGGTCAGATGGGAGCGCCAGGGTACGGTTAGACGCGCTGACAGATATTTCAGTAAAGCGGAACGTATTGATGGGATCGAGGCGCCGTTGAAGATAGGATTGGGCTCGCTCGATGATGGCAGGAAGGGCTGAGACAAACTCCGCAGAGTCCTCTTCCATGTTGGCTTGAATGTCGGCTACTAGGGTGCTATAGGTGTAACCCATTACCGCCTCCCGATTCTAAGAAGGAATGGACCCCGTTCACGATCTTCACGCATTGCATCCCGGACCATTCGTTCATATTCTACTTTGATGGCGGTTAGACGGTTGGCATCGGCTCTAGATCCACGGCGCATACCAATCCAGTGGGCGAGGCCGTAAGTGATGGCAGGGAGGAACCGACGAGGCACATCGATATTGTCGAAAGCTCGCAGCGTATCTTCAGTGTTCTTTTGGACTGTAAGGACGATGTCGTAGGTCTGGTCAGGCAGGGGCCACAAATTCATTACGTTTGAGTTACGACGGCGATCCCACCAATAGCGAATGGGGCGACCCGTTACGGATTTTGTGGGGATTTCTGCCCAGCGTTCGTAGCCGTCACGGTCCATTACCATTTCAGTGGTAGAGGTGCGGACAGTTGCTGTAAGGACATCGGAGATGGAGGGGCCGAAAGTCAGGGCTGAAACGGAAGCTGAGACGGGAACTACTGTGGTTTCAATTTTGTGGAGAAGGACATTACGATTTTGGAGGTCTGTCAGGAGGTAGTCGAGGCCTCGCCGGGCGCTGATGAGTTCGTCAGCAAGGAGGGGCCCACCACCAACCATGGCAGCAGCGTCCTGAAGAATGTCTTCGAAGGTGGGGTCGAAGTTGGAAACGCCGCTGGTTACCATTGGCGCTACTCCTCAGACGACTCCGTAGATGGTTACGAGAGGGCCGCCGCCTGCATAAGATGAGCGGACGTATGGCACATCAAAGATCACCTGGATCAAAGTGGTGGTAACGGCAGCGGTCACTTCGGCGAAGGGAATCCACGGGCCAGTCTCGAAGGGGGCAGCTTCCAAGAAAATGGAAGGACCTGTGGCGCCGCTCTTTTGGACCCAGAAGGTGCGAGTAGGTGATCCATCGAAACGATAATCGAGATCGATTGGGTCGCTTGTGGTAGTGGCCGAGGAACTCACTTGGAAAGGAATAACTCGGATAGTCTTAATGCCGGGCATGTGAAGCTCCTAAAGCAAATGTGGCAGACCCAACCTTTTGGAAGAGCCTGCCTACACTTGTTAGCCAATCACGACGTGAACGATGACGGAACCAGCCGCCACAGTCGAAGTAGCAATAGACACGATGGCCTGCACCGTAGTATCCGCCGTCAGCACAATGCTGTTAGTGGAGACTTGAGCAGCAGAGCCAGCATAAGCACGACGACCAGCGGTATTCACGGACGTAGCTGCATACAGAGTTGCAGGGTTGGCCGAGGTACCGACTGTGATCTTGGTGTCAAGATTGTCGTAGGCAGTCGTGATGTCGAGGACGCACTCATAGAAGTTGGAACCAGCCGGAGCCACAAACAGTGGGATAGTAGTAGCGCCCACGGCAGTGCCCGACTTGGCAGTATTGACAACAACAGAGTAGCGGCCCGGTACACGAGCAGTCGTCAAATCTACAACAGAGCCAGAAGCTGGTTCATGGTTTGCGATGTTGACAGGGAAGCTAAAAGTAGTCATCTGATTCTCCTTGAGAATGAAGGAAAGGGGACCGAAGTCCCCAGCCCATTAGGTTGAACCAGAGGAACCGTACCACTGACGCCAATCAGACCAGCCAAAGCTGTAACGCTCGCGAGCCTTGTAGCGCATGTTGCCGGTCAGGAAGTCCACATCGTCCTTGGTAGCCAGCGGAGCACGGACAAACATCTTGGTACCGTTCGGCAC